TAATACCTTCGTTAAACTTGTAGTAAACACCTAAATCAGCACTGTAAATATCAGAATTAGAACCACCTCTTACATTGGTAAACCAGTTAGTTCCAATCTCTCTAGCGTTTCTTGATGTTTTCCAGTATCTAAATTCATCAAGAGAGCCTGATAAACGACCTGCGCCGGCGGTAGCTGAAGACGAAACTGGGTTTGTTATGAGAGCGCCAATACGAGCTTGCATGCTCTTATCATTAAGTTCTGGAATCCTTACAAACGGCTGTCTGTAATCTTGAGCATGGCCAAGGGCTTGAATATCAGTTTGAGGCAAGACAATATCCCAGACTGCTACGTCAGCAATTTCACCTTCCCAGTTATTATTTCTTTGTGATACATTTCCAATAACACAATTTTGATTTTTAATTCCCATGAATGAACCAGTTGGTGCCCCACTTTCAAGCTCAACAGTTTTTTCTGATCCGTTTACATATATTCTAGGGAGGCTTCCTGATAAAGTATCTCTTGAGATTGAACCATCAGACGATGCAGATTGAAAAGAATGCGCTGAATCATAAGTAACCAGAACATGGTCCCACTGATCATTTGTTATAGAATCGGCCGGTGTCCTGTATACAACTCGGCCGCTGGAGCCGTCAGCGCTTTTCCATCTAACTGAAAATTTAACTTTATTGTTTGAATCTGTATAAAGTGAAATATCTTTGAGACCAAAATCAATTATTCTACCATAACCACCGCCACCGTCGCCAGTTTTACGTACACGGGCAGAGATTGTAAATTTTGGACTATTTGATGCGGTTTGATTTGTACCTATAATCCCATTCCACAAACTTGCATCACCAATGTTGACACCATATAATGCGCTATCAAAATCAGCAGAAGCACTTTGAATGTAAGCACTTGGAGTCTTGGTAGACGCTGCAGGTTTATAGCTACTACTGGCATAGCTACCGGTGCGACCATTTTGGCTCCAATCTATTACATATTCGCCGCGCGGATCTTCTAACTTCCACCAACCCTGTAAGCGCTTATATGAAGTGTACCGATGTAATTGGTTATTTAAATATCCAGCGCCGAGAGTAGAAGCCGGCGCAAGTTCCAAACTGTGTGTTAGAGCATAAGGAGATAGTGAGCTGGAGTGCGAAAATCTACCATTTACGTAAAGTTCTGTTTTTAATATTTGTTTTTGCGATCCAGTATTGTAAAATCGTAAGCCGTAATGATTCCAATCTCCCATATTTTCGTGTTGACTGCTTAGACCTAAAAGCAAACTTCTTTCAAGTGTGCGTGGTTGATCAGCGCCAGACATAATAGTAACTACGAAAGGTCGTTTTCTAACAGGGGTATCATGATGAGTTTTTGTCCCAGTAAGCTCAATTGTTAAACGTGAGTAATCAGCATGGGTATTTGCTTTATTGTTCCATGCGTCAAAAATTACCTGTCTACCTGTTTTCGTGTCGTTATCAAGAGAGCCTGTTTTCATCCAAAACTCAACTGTGACGCCGTTGTCAAAGTTTGCTTTTAGGTTCGACTCTCTTGTTCCAGTTGCATAGTCAGCGGGTAAATTTTCATTTCTGTATAAATTTGGATCATATATATTAGAGTTTTTATAACTGCTGTTTGCCGCATTGGGCATTAAATCTTTGAGAGCTAAACTTTTTGCTGATCCGGTACCGGGGCCGCCGTTAAATTGTATATATTGTTGAGTTGTCGGAATGCCATAATTATCAATTTGGTCACTTGTAGAATATCCATCAGGGGCCAAGTTGATATAACCAGTTGAGCTTGGATATAGATTTTTTAAAATGTATCTTTCAATGTCAAGTGATTCGTTTAGGAATTTTGTAAGCTCAAACTCAGAGCCATCATATGGATAAAAGTCAGTGATTCTTTTTAAGGCAGAATTATAATACAATCTTGCAGATCCATATGTTGCAAAGTTAGATGGATCCGAGTAATCAACAGCGGGCACAAAACGTTTTTTATCAATTGTTTTTTGTTCAACGTTTTTTGAAGATTCGGCTTCACTAAATATTTCTTTTTCATTTCCAGCCGACACCCGAGAGTTATCGACTACATTATCAAAAAGTTTTTTAATACTCATGTTTCTCTACTCTAAAATTAAATTGTTCATTTTGTTCTTGCCATGACAATAATTCATCATCATAAAATGCAAATTTAAATGCGTATTCATAGCCGGGCTGCAAAAGGCTCATATCAAAATCAAAATAACTGCCTGAGACATCATAAGACAGGCCAGTGGCAAAATCAGAACCTGTGTTATGGGGTACCGCCTCTATATTGTCGACAGTTCTTATAACTCTAAAAGATGCACTGGGGATAACCATGTGTTCTGCTGTTTCAATTGCTTTGGTATAAATTGTTGGGCTCCAATTTTTCTCCCTGACATATAAGTTAAATCTTGCTTTTTGGTTCGACATATATGAATTTCTTAGATTTGTAATGTTTAAAAAATAAACAGGCTCACGTGCATGCACGTTGCCCTTATATTGCTGTGTTGTAATTGAGCCTGTAAAAAATTCTGTGTTTGAATTGTCGTGCCAAACATCAAAGAGCCTGTCTAAAGTTACATCAGCAGATTTGGTCAGCCCAACAGAGCAGGAATATATACCAGTACTAACGTACCCACCGGTTATTGCTGTTTCACCTGTGTAAAGCCTAAGTTTGGAGCCACTTGGTGCATTATTGTTAGCTGAACCAGAATAGAGGCTAACAAAAATATTACCTGTCCCAATGCTGGGTATGTTCCTTAGCCGGCCTCTTACGTAATTGTAAAGATAAATTGTATTTAAATTATCTTCGGCCGGCGCAAGGGAACTGCTAAAGTAAAAGTTCCCGCGGTCATCTTTTGTAGTTGAATCCCACCTAGCTTCTAAACAAGGTCTCTTGAAAAAATATTGGGTACCACGTGCAAAAAATCTTTTTGTATAATAAGATTTCTTAGCGCCATCTGGATTGTGGATCATGTTTTCTGCATTTTCTCCACTAGAGTGAGAGAAGTAAGCCTCATAGCTAGCTGATAGCCTAACGCCTAGGCCGTAATTTTCTTTTGTGCCAGCAATCCATTGCTCAACCATTTCGCTAATATCTATTTCAACATCGCCAATGCCGCCTGAAAAGTGCTGAGTATACGTCGGAGTAGCATGATAATCACCGCCAATGTTTGACCATTCTGCGTCTTTACTCGCCCTAATCCAGTTTGAACCAACCTGATTTTTTGTTAAGTCTTTGTAAGTCTCTAGGTCCAGACCATCACCTTCTTCCCATGATCTTGAAATTGCCTGCACAACAAATTTAAAGTCCCTCGGGATAGTACGCGAGTGACCAGCTTCGAAGACTCTTAAATAAAAACTTACGCTACCAGATGCAGGCAATGATCCTGAAGCTCTGCTAGCTGAGATTTCTGAAATCGGAAAGGACATCAGCACTCTTGAAAGTTCTTGCGAACCAGTCGTTGCGGAACTACTAAGGGCTTGCCTTTCCCATATGGAGTATACCTCAACTACATCCGCTTGCCCTGTGTTGGAGCCGGTAGCGCGAGTAGACAGGTTGTCTTCATATGTATTTACTATTGTGTTGTCTGCGTTTGCTATGAATCTTTTTATTGACATTATCTTGCCGTCCCAACAATATCAGTACCGGGAAATTTTATTTCAACAATTGCGTTCTTAGGAACGATAATCATGTTGCCGTCTGGTGAAGTGTTCTTATCAATATCAATTGACGCACCTGAATAATTAGTATCTGTTTTATTTACAACTTTAACTTTTAAAACATCGAGCACACCACCGACAGACTTTAATTTAGCATATATATCACTTACTGAAAAGTGTTCGCCAATAAAGAACCCTTCTTCGTAATGTGAAGAAAGGGCGCTAACGCACCTCTGTATGGTGGCAAACTTATCTGCACCTGATTTTACTTTAATACTGAATACTATACCAAAATTTAAAATGAAGGGGTTCAAAATATCTATAGTATCGTTAATCATTCTAAATTCATTTAACCACACTTTTAGATTTTTTTTAATTGTATTATTGGTAGTTACGAGGTTTCCAAAAGGATCTTCAGAAATCACGTAAAAATTCAAATTTCTTTTTTCTGAGTCTGGGTCTTTTTGGACTGAACACCTTTTAATTGAGCCAAACTTTGATGGCATTCTGTAAGCTATATTTTCATAATCTGCTTGGGTAACAGCTCTATTCTGCGTAGGGAAGGTATCATAAATTCTCTGCTTTACCTCTGCAGAGGTCAAATTTGTTACATCTCCAATGATTGGGGTTTCATTATTAACTTCAAGTGAACGACGAACTGTATTTAATTTACTCGTAACTAGGCTTGCTTGTTCCTTAAATTGGAATAAGCCATTTGTTACCTCATTAAGCTGACCAGCAGCAACATTAGAATTTGTTGGGTTAGTCGTTCTTAGTGTTATTGTGAGGGACGTGTTAGATGGCACAATGCCGAATGAATCATTTTTAGAAAGCTTTGTTGGATCGAATGATGTATCGGTTACATAACTTTTTCCGAATATGTCCATGGCAACAGCCTGTGGTGTTGCAACAACGTTACTTTCTCCAGCTTTTCCGCTACCAAATTGTAAAAACGTGTTTTGTCTTTCGTGTTCAACAACAAATTTTCTTGATACTAAAAACGGCTTTATTATTGAAGGTACATTATCGTTTTTAAAGTTTCTATTAGCGACCTCTTTGTAGACCATATCTTGTGACAAATGTTTAACTTCAAAATATTCGTTTCCTTGCTCATCAAATACAGAAATTATCTCAGATACATTTGCAGTTTGTATGGCCACTCTTTTAAATCTTTCATAGTCTCCTACGTTTACTTTTTCAGTTGCAAAAGCGCCAGAAATAACATTTCCAAATGCCTTAATAGCATAGTGTGTTGGAGCACCAGTTGTATCGTTCACTCTCGCAACAACCACTGTGTGTTTTGAATCAGAAAAATCAATATTTTCCATAAGCGTAAAATGCAACTTTGCGGGCGTACTAAATTGTGTTCCCTTTTTTAAAATGGGAATGTAGTCTTTATCGGGCCCCAGGCCTGTTGGCGATGCTGGCACCATGATAAATATTGATGCTATTCCAAATGTCGATGGGCGGCCGGTGTGTTTATAACCTAAAATCTTTCCGTGCCTAAGTATATTATTATATTGGTACGCGGTGTCCAAAAACGCCTCGTTGATATTGTAATCTAGGTAGAACGATAACTGGTCACCAATGTATGAAACCGCATCAACCATTAAAGATGCAAATGATGCCTCACTAAAATCTTGAAACGAATCAGGATATAATCTTTCCGCTAATTCAATCAAATCATTTCTGATTGTTTCAAATTCTCTATTAGTATAATTAATTGGAACAATCTTTTTTTGTTGCTTAGACATTTAAAGCCCTCTTTCTAAATAGTAAATTCTAATAAATCTCTTACACCAATACTAGGAATTGAAAAGATTATAGCAACTCCTAACAAATTAGAATCCTGAACGCTATCTTCGAAGCTTACTTCGTTTATTGTAATAGCCGGCATGTACATATCAACTTGTTTTCTAATTTTTGTGTCAATTTCCTTGTAAGTTGTATTGTTGAAATTTTCAAACAAATAGTTTCTCATACCAACTCCAAACTCAGGTTCCATAATTCTTTCACCCGGTGCAGTCAATATTAACATTTTTAAATTTTGTTTTATTAAAGTTTCAAAATCATCAATCATGGTGTATCCATTGATTGAATCTTTTGTAATCGGTAATTTAACTGCTAATGCTGACATTTATTGATTCCTTAATATAAGTAGGATTATTAATCTTTTCCATCACATATAGTGCCATTTGCATTGTAAGGATTATCACGAAGCATTCCTCTAGCCCACCATGGAACCATACCAGTGGCAGGACTTGGGAACATTTGGTCTCTAAGGTTTCTCAACAATGCTGTTGGTGGATCATCATCTCTGCTTAACAATGGATCGCCGGGCTTGAAATCTCTGGAATAATAGTATGTCCTAAATAATCTTTTTATACGAGCCTTACTATTTCTGAGTAATATTCTATCCCAGTTGTCCCATTCGCAAACCCAAAGCCCACCAAAGAATCCCGGTTGTCTATCATAATAATGAGCCCAGCCCTCGTTACCTGTTACGCCACTTTTCTTCATGTTGAAAGTGACGGTAGTACCCTCGATAGGGTCATCACTACCAAATGGATTAAAAAGCGTTGGGGGCGTGTTTCTTTCAATGGAGAATTCTTCTTCTTTTTTGTAAATGTAAGCACGCGAGCCGGGCTTAACTTTCACTTGGCTGAAATCGGTTTTTCCAAGCCAATCTTTCTTTTTGGTTGGATTTGCTACAAAAGCACCCATACCCCAAGCAGCGAAAAACTCGCTTGTTGGCAGCCAAGAAAACTGATCGTTTGGTCCAGGGGTTACCTCTCCAATTGACGAGAGAAGGGCCATGTCACTATACATTGCTAATGTACCTGTCACTTTTTTAATTGAGAAAATATAAGACGTCATAAGTTTGTATTTTGGATCTTCTTTAAGTTTATTAACCAGACACATCAATAGTTTACTATTTGCCAAGTTTGAATGAAACTGATCGCATGTTACATCAAGAGAATCAACTTCAACACTGGTTACTTCTTGCTTTCCGTTAGGCCCATTATAATAAAATGCGAGCCCAAACCTAACACCCATTTGTCCCATGATTCCTATTTCTTCATCATACTCGTTTGTAATAAGTTTCATAGTGCCGGGAAAATATTCAGTTAGAGGTTTAGTAGTGTCCGATTGTTTTTTAATGTGTGATTCGGCTGCTGGACCTGACATTCTCTTGCCATCAATACTCACATATTTTTCTAATGCGTACGGAGACCCGGGCGGAGGGGGCCCTTGAACTGAACCAAAATCTCCAACATCACCAATTGGAACAAATGATTTTGAAATTTTCGGATAAGGTGCGGCATCTGGATCAGGTGAGTTTTGAGGGCCGGTCATATTTGGCAAATCGCCATCTTTTCCATACGAATCAATTTTATTTTCATCTTGAGATGTTTTAACGTAACCTTCAGTGCCGGCAATAACTAATTGATCGATTGGCGTCAGAACATCGTGAGCTGCTTCAGGGTCATCGCTGTGGTATGCACCAA